CTATTTGCAGTGCTTGCAAGTACACGAGGCTGAACCCACTTATTGGTCAATGTCTGAGTTGCATCAGTGCCAACAACAGTAGTTGTAGCGTCTGGCAGTGTTAATGTTCGGCTTGCAGTTAAAGTTGTTGGCGTAAGGGTTACCGCAAAAGTCCCCGTACCACCAGCCCTACCCGCAAGACGTACAGCGTCTTGTGTAGCTGCTGCGGCTGCTTGAACTGTTCCAAGTACATCAAGTTTTGTAGCTGGAGTAGCACCTATGCCAAAATTTCCAGAAGTATCAATTGTTACTTGAGTGGTACTTCCATTTGTACCCAACCCAAGTGGTATAGCACTGCCAGTGGTAATACCTTTGGCGGTTGTGCCAATGACTACGTTGCCTGTTAAAGCAGTTATATTTCCAGCCGTAAACCTATGGTTAGTAACTGATGCGTTACCGTATGTATATTCGTTACTAACAGTTATAGATGAGGGTGCAGAACCAAAACCAAAAAATCCATTATTGCTTCCAGAAGTTGCGGTGCTTCCTGCGTTGTAACCTACGCTGGTACAGTTAGAGCCAGTAGCAAGACCTAACGCAGTAGTTCCTACGGCAACATTAAAATTCCCAGAAATATTTGTTTGTAACGCTCTATCCCCTACGGCAGTTATTCCACCACCATCCACATTTGCTACGCCAGTTTTAAAACCTAAAAATGTATTTATGCCGCCAGTAGTATTTACAAGCCCAGCTTGATAGCCAACTGCGGTAAAGTTATTTGCAGTGTTAACCGCACCAGCTTGGTAACCAACCGCAACCATCTGAAACCCTGTTGCATTTCCATTAAGGGCTTGAAATCCAACGGAGGTATTAGAAGCAACCGCGCCGCCGCCTTTCCCAACATTAAGACCGTTGATAGTGCTATCTGCTGTAGTTGTAACGCTTAACGCGCTTACTGCTCTACCAGCCGTAAGGTTAGCCACAGTTACTTTTGTTGTAGCTGAACTTTGGACAACAGGCAAAGTTTCCGTTCCCGCCAACGGTGTCGTTGCGGAAGTTAATGCGGAGATTTTGCTGTTAGCCATATCTTAGACTTCGTATGAAAGCTGTATGCTAAGGGTGTCTGTGGCACCCCAAGTAAATGGCGTAGTTGGGTTTAATGTTCCCGATGGTTGAGAGCTAGTTAATACTCGGATACCATTTGTTGAATCTGCTCTAACAACACCAATATAGTCTGCTACGCCTGCATCCAACATTGATGCGCTGCCATTGTAAAAACTAATACCACTAGCAGGAGGAAATGGCAAGCTAAAAAACCATGTATTCGTACCAAATGTAGTTGTTGACCCCATTACAAAATAAATATTAACATGAACAATATTGCCATTGCGAACATATCGTCCAGTTAAAGAACCGTTACCAACTACAGGTTGTGGGCTTGAAGATGTTGACCAAGTAACAGCGTAAGTTTGCGTTATGCCGTTAATTATGGATGTTGGTTCTGAATTAACAAGATTGGTAGCGCAATTGAAAAATTGATTACCAGAAACTGTAGTGCGAAGTGACCCAGCTACTATTGTTATCCCCGTTGCTACAGAATTTCCATTAATTATGTTATTTGATATGAGAGCATCAGTTACCCCATTATTGCGGATTGCTTCATATCCATTAAATTTTCCATAAAGATTATTACCAGAGATTATTGCGCCAAAACCAGTATAGATGCTTGAAATACTTATTGTGATGCCGCCAGTTGTGCCAGATAAATTATTAGCGCCAGTTATGGTATTTCCTGTTATGGATAAACCATATTGAGCCGTTATTGCAATTGCAAATACGCCTGAAGCAGATAATGTGTTTACATTTGAAATTACGTTATTGGATACTGTCACATTAAACGTATTGCCGCCGTTATGCAAAATTCCCGCATCATCGTATAGGGTCATAAACGTATCACCTATAGTTCTTGCGGTATTGTTGGCAACAATTAAATTTTGCACTCCTTGACGACCATAAATACAATGTGTTGTCATGTTTAAAAATTGATTGCCAGATATAACGCAACCATTAACACTACCGCCGTCACCGTATAAATTAACTCCTGCGCCACAATTAGTAAACTGGTTGTTTATAATTTTAGTTTCAGTTGTACTAAAATCGTTTCCAACGCAATAATAATATCCTGTTGGCGAAAGTGTAGTGTGTTTATCTCCAACGTTAGTAAACCGACAGTTAGAAACTATATTTCTATTGGAATTGTTATAATTTTCAAGACCCGCATACCACATATTTTTAAATTCTAATCTTTCATAAATTGAATCGTTTATTATTGTTGAATAAATACCAATTTGAAAGTTGTCGTCTCCACCGTCAGCAGTGGACGAATAGTTACCGTCAATAGTCATATCAGAAATAACTATGCGGCTGTAAGCAGTACTTGTTGGATAGTTAGAAAAACCACTTGGGTAATACGAGCCAGAAGAAGATAACAAAATTGTTGTGTTACCCATCCCTGCACCAACATACTCAATGTTAGACCTTAATTTAATTTGAGCCGCTGCAAGTCGATATGTTCCTGCGGGAAAAAATAACTTGCCCCCGTTTATACCGTTAAGATAGTCAACAGCTAAATTTATGGCTGTGCTGTCATCAGTTGTACCGTTTCCAGTAGCACCAAAATCTTTTACGCTTACAGTTTCACGCAACTTGGTTTGCACCGTAGTAGATACAGCATAAGTTCCAGCAGGATCATATTGAACATTTATTGCATTGGATGCAATGCCTGTGCCGTTTATACCTGTAATGTTGTCCCAAGTTGTGATTAAAACATTAGCACTTGTATATAAAGCAAATTTGTAATTGCTACCAGCAGTTAACCAAATTTCACCTGTTGGCACTCTACCAGCAGAATCTAAAATAATTGGATTTGACAATGCAATAGAACCAGATGCAGAAGTATAGGTTGCTTGTGGCGTAGAAGTGCCAGCAGCATAAGAATACAACTTTCCCCCCGCTAATGGAATTCCATTATTGTCAAAAAACTGTTGCCCTGCACCAGCAAGTGCGGAAAGATTGACGGTCATGTTTTTTCCTCAAATACTTTGTGGGTTTACTCGTAGTAAACAGTGCAACTTACAGTGCCGCCGATTACAACATAAATGCCGTTTTCAGTAGTAATGCCATCCAAAAAATTGTAGTTTGTTGCTGCAACAGGGGTAAAAGTGTCAATCACTTTAATACTGGTGCTGGCAGTTTGGGCATCGTAAATTGCAATTGTGGGTGTTGCAGATGCTGCACTGAAGAAAATACCTTTGATTTTGCCTGCTTGCTGTTTGATCAAGGTAGTTGCCGAAATTTGTGCGTAATTGCTAGACATGGTTGTCCTTTCAGTTCATCAAATTATATGCTTCAAAACAGAAAAAGCCACCCCTTTTGAGGGCGGCTCTTTCATTTACTTCATGCCAATTATGGCAGGAAAGTCAGGTCGTAACCGTAGATGAAAATATCAGCGGTTGCGGCTGCGCCTTGGGCTGTGGTGTTACGCACATACAGGTATTGGCCTGTAATCACATCGGTTGAAGATGCTGCGGTGTTAACAACCTTAGCCGCTGTGGTAGCGCCTGTGGGGGTGGTTGCAGACAGTACAGCAGTACCGCCAGCGGCAGGGGCGGTATAAACCGCAAATGCTGCTGTGGTCAAGCTGGTGCTTGCATTGCTCAACACAACATAAGCAACGCTGACACGTCCTGAAACTAGGATTTGTGCAACGGTATCGCCTACGCTGTTAAGGTTCACCGATTGTGCAGAGGCAATCAAGCGCAAGGCTTGGTTGGTTGCAAGATTCGATGGATGGTTAGTAGTGGTGCTTGCTGCGCCTGGATTAGCCATGATTAATTTCCTTTTTTAATGGGTTGATTAGGAAGCCACTCGGCAAGCCAATTCGGGGTACAGCGGCGCCCAGCCATACAGCACATCAACACGAGTCGGGATTGAATCGTTATTAATTGTGTATTGGCGAACAACACGCATTGACAAACCCAAGTCTTTGTCACTTGCACGACCAGCGAAATGCACGCCATCAGGCAATTCCAAATCGGCGGTAGCCAATGTGAAAGCATTTTTGTGCATAACGATGTTCTGCGGTGACACTGCGCCAGTAACGTTGAACGGGGTCACAGCAGAAGCGCCAGCACTTGTGATGGACACGTTTTGGAACTGACCAGCAGAGATAACAGCAGGAGACACAGTTACGCTAGTACCGCTGATGGCAGTAATAACGAAATTGCGTAACTTGTTGCTACCGTAGGCTTGACGGTTCTGGGGGTTGACCGCATACACGTTAGCGATGGTGAAAGTGTCACCAACGTTAGGAGTGAATGTGCCTGACTTGGTCAAAGTCAAAGTAGATGTTTGCGCCCAGCCAGAGGTCAAAATGCCAGTGTCGGTGCTTGTGTTGATGGTGGCTGTACCAGCATAAGAACCAAAAGTTTGAGCAGAAATGTTCTGATCCATCTTCCAATTCATACCAGCAGAGTCACGACCCATCATGCCTTTGGAATATTGCATTCCAATGGTTGTGTTAGGCACAAACAGACCTTTCAAGCTGTCCACGATTGTTGCGCCAGTGAACGGCTCAATAATGCAAGAACGGCGACCATCACGAGGCGCACCCTCTGCGTCCAAGTAGGCTTGGGCGGTCAGGTATGTCAACAATGATGTAGGAGGTGTGCCAGCAGTACCAACGATGTTGGCAGTGTTCAGCTTCGCTACAGTTGTGCCGTCAAAGTCAATTTTGTTGGCGATGGCAGCTACAGCAGGCTTCAATACACGGTCAGAGAACATATCCAAAGACAAAGCCAAGTCCTGAGTAGTGAATTGGGTATCAACGTGGAATTGTGTAGACAATGTAACGGGAGTGCTGGTTTCGTTGAAATCTTCAACATTCAGCGCAGGGCCAGATGTACCGATAAAACGACCAGGGCGGCGAACGTTCAGAGTTGCACCGATCTTTGCGCCAGTAACGGCGAATTGATCATCATAGTTACGCATAACTTCAGAGGAGAAAGTCAACTCGTTTTCCAAAACCATCAACGCTTCGTTGGTGATCATGGAGATGGTAAGCAGATTGTTGCTCATTTCATTTCCTTATAAAAGATTTGGTTTGTCAGCGGATTCGCCCTGCAAGTCGTGCTGCTTTCCAAGCCTGATAGTTTCCATGAAATTGACGGTTTGAGTCAAGATCAGTAACTGGCCCGTTTGCAGACGCTTTGATTGGGTTAATCGGCGCTGGCGCTTTACTTCTTCCAACAGTAGGCTTTGTCTGAGTCTCAGTCTTTTCAAACCTTGCCTCCAGTTTCCCAATTGTAGCCAAGGCTCTTGTCAAAGTCATGCCTTGCAGTTGTTCAGCTATGTCAGGATTTTCAGCCAAGTGATACAGGATTCGAGGGCCAACTTCTGATTCAAATATTGCGTCCCGCACTTCGTTGCTCACAACAACATCAGCAGAACCCACCATTTCTTCAAAATCTGGTATCTCGCTCTTTGCAGAGTCAACCCGTTTTGCCCAAGTGTTTATCAATTGGTCTCGTTCGGCTTGAACCTTTGCCTGCACTTCCTTTTGCTTTTCATCTCTGAATCGCTGATCTACCCGATAGTCTGTCAACGCTTTAGCGAATTCATACATATCGGAGAACTGATCTGGCTGCGGTTCTTCTTCGGTTACTTGCTCGGCTTTAGGCTTTGCTTTGTCCTCATAGTCCCGCAACTTTGCTTCCAGTGACTGCCTAGCTTCACGCTCTTGTTGCGCTTCTTTTCGCGCTTCCTCACGTTGCTTGGTAATCTCTGAAAACCTTTTCTCCAACTTAGGATTCTGTTTTCGATCCTCTACCGCTGTTGCCTCTTTCTCGCTCTCGGTTGGCTCACTCTGATTGTGCGGCTCTGCTGGTGCAGCCTCGCTTGTATCAGCTAACCCAAGCCTCTTGGCGGTGAATTCAGCCATGTTCTCACTGGTAAGCACCGTTTGTGCTTGCCTTGGTTGCACTTGTGGTGCGTCCTGTACTTCTGACATAGGTTTTATCCTAAGAATTAACCCAGTTGACCCAACTGGTAAGGTTTTGTGGTTTTTACCACGAAATCATGAATCAGTCAATCATTGTGCCATTGGCGGTGCGCCTTGCGGCATCTGACCCTGTGGCATTTGCGGTGATTGCATCGGTTGTGCTTGCGGCATTGCGGCTTGTGCCAGCGGATTACCGCCTTGAGCAATGTCTTGGGCGGCAAACTGTGCATACTGGTTCTGTTCGGCATTCCTACGGGCTATTTCCTCATTCAAACGCCCTGTATCCATGCGGTGCAACAGCAGTTGAACAATTGCCTCAATCTCAGTCTTGTTCTGGCTGGTAATGGCACGGGTATTCTGGTCATTAACCTTAACTTCAGCCATTGTTTCGGTGTTGTGCGCTTTGGCGGTCTGGCGCATAAGTTCTCGTTTAGTCTCAGCATCTTGCTTGACTTGCTCAATATCGGCACGTTGTTGCATTGCCAACTGCATCGCTGCCATCTGGTTTTGCATATCCTGCACGGTTTTCTTAGCCTGTGCCAATTCCATCTGTACTTGTGGCGGTATATCTGATTTCTCATCAATCTGCGCCAGCGGATTCATGGCTGCAAGGCGGTCGGCAATGACATCTGCACCAGGGAAATCCATGTTTCTGAATACCAAGTCACCCGCCACATTGAACAATTCAGGTTTTGCCATCAGCGGCATCAACGCATCAACTGCCTGTTGGCGCTTGGTCATAAAGCCTGGCCCTGTGTCCATCACTACGTCATATTCGCCCACAGTCACATCATTCAGCACTGTTTGAATGCCATCATCTGTGGTTTTCTGCTCATTAATAGTCTCCATGCTTGGCTGACCATCACTGCCAATAATCCGCATTACCCGCTGGGTGTCGTAGATTTTGGGGATTAAATCAAGAATGATCTTGCCCGTGTGCCGAATAGAACGGGTCATGTTGTCGTAAAAGTGGAAGTTAGACAGGTCAACCTGATTTTGCTGACCCGCCAAGGCTTTGCCCGATATATTGCCGCTTGGTAATTGGTTGGGGTCAAGAATACCCAGCACCATCTGCAAATCAGCAGAGATAGCGCCTGCGGCTTCCATGATGCCCATAGGTGGCGGCTCAGGTTGTAGACGTTGCGGCACAGGTGCTGGTGCGCCGTCAATGTCTTTTTGCTTGTAGCGCAGCACAGGGCTTGACTTGATGTTAGCCAGCGCCCATTCGCTCTCATGTCCCTCATCTTGACCCTCAGCCAGCAGCCATTTGGCTTTAGGTGCAAGGGCAATGCTCTCGGTCATACTGGTGCGCCAGAAGTTGTACATACGCTGTGGGTCTTTTGCAAACCTCACCAAACCGTATTTCTTGCGCTTATCGTCCACAATGACCTGTGCGCCATAACAAGGCACAACGGGGATATATTTACCCGCCCATGTCTTTTCCTCAATAATTTCCATTGCGGTCATCTTGACCCATTTAACGGCCTTGCGGAATGATTCCCGCTGGTCAAGCACAGTCAATCCAGCGGCTTCTACCCGTTCAAAGAATGTATTTGAGTCGGCAAAGTGTGTTGTTCCGTCACTCAGCAAATACAGTTTGGCTTTTTCACGTTCAACATAGAAGTATTCAGCAAGACGAATATCCTCTTTGGTCACCCAGCTTGCAGTGTCATCCCCTGTAGACCGCTGGGTAAACGATGCCCCGTCATCTGCATTAGGGTACATTTCCCGAAATATCTTTTTGTCCAGCACTGTTGTAATAAGACAACGCTCTGCATCTGACCCGTCAGGCAACACAGAGTTAGGGTCAAAGTAGACCGTAAACGGGTTGTCGATGGTGTCAATGTAAATTTCTTGGTCGAAAGAATCTTCACTGGTATATCGAGTATTGATGCGCCAGTAGCCCCAACCCATACGCACGGCATAGTCAAAGGCAGTGTCATAAGCAGTATCAGCATTGGAGTTGACCTCAATGTGACGCATGATGCCTTCAATAACTTGGGCAATCTTGTAATCAGCCAAGTTATTAACAGCTTGTACTTTTAGACGAGGGCGCTGCTGGCGCTGCTGGTTGGTGACTTGGCGAATGTAGGCATCAATCTTGTTGATGGTTAGGCACGGCCTAGCTTCTACGTTTCGGCTGTTCTGTATTTCAACAGGCCATTGGTCACCAGCGGCAAACTTAATATCGTTCAGCGCCTCGGCTCGGTTCATGCTGTCAGCTTCATTACTAAGCCGCCAAAACTTAATGGCTTCGTTGATGCGTGTGTCGGCACTTGATGCTTGTGCTTGATAGTCAGACATTTTTAGCCCTTTGTACTCATTAGGGGATTATCCCATCCAACTGCCAACATTGGCAATCTGCTCTTGTTTCTTGCGCTTTGCAGGCTCTTTAATCATAAGGGCAATGTACCTAAATGCGTCAGCCCCGTGCGAATAATGATCATGCAGCGGTGTTCTGCTGAATTGCCCTGTGTCTACATCTACCTCATATCTGTAGTGGCGCAAGCAAGCTAGGCCATCGGCCGCGTGTTCACGGTCAAACCAGCAGCTTGGGAATATCGTTCTAGCGGCGTTAATTGAGTCCACAATCGGCACTTTAGGCAAAATGCGGGTCTTGTACCCTGCCGCCCTCACAATGTCATCAATTGACCGTCCAGCGGCTGCCAGTGTCTTGTTCTCAGCGTCATGCGGTAACCAGATGGTGTCGTACACATAACCATAGGTTTGCATGGTTGCCAGATAGTAGCTGATGGTTTTCTGACTGTCCTCAATGTATCTGATTAGTCTGGTCTCCATACCCACAAACTGCAAGAACCAGATAGCGGTGCTGTCTGACCAACCCAAGTCGAACACCGCATGAACTGGCTTGGTTGCGTCATAAGCCACACGGGTGATGCGCCCCTCTTTCTCGGCCTGCTGCATTTCCTTGGCAAAGATAGCACCATCCACTGTTTGGCGACACAAACCCTCCCAAACTTGGTTGTAGGCTTCCTCGTCCCGTTCTTTCAGTGCATCCTTTTCCAGCCGCAGGGTTTCGGGAAACCAAGGGTTGTCTGACCAATTGATCTTGATCTGGATGCAGTCATCAGGCGGCTTAAGCACAAACCGCTGATAAGTCTCGTCTGCTTCTAACTCAGGATTAAACGAAACCCATATCTCGCTACCTTGCTTTCGGATGGTTGGTATCAACACATTCCAGCTTAGGCGGCTGGTAGTCTGGGCTTCTTCCACCCAGCAAATATCTACACCCTCATAGGATTTGATGTTGGCAATATTGTTCTTCAGTCCAGCAAAAGCGAATTCTGTGCCATTCTTGCCCCTGATGCTGTTTTGCGTGATCTCATAAAAACCCAGCAGGCCAAGCGATTCGATCTGGTCTGACAACAGCTTATGGACTGAATCTCTGATGCTGGTCTGAAACTCTCGAGCGCACAGGATGCGTAACGGGTCTTTAGCGCCTTTGATCAGTAACGCTCTAGCGATGCCCCATGACTTAGCGCCACCCCTACCGCCGTAGGCTACCTTGTAGCGTGATGGTTGGAATAAGCCTTGCAACTTGATTGGAAACTCAGCGTTGGCAATGGCACTGGCTACTTCAGACAAATCATTTCCTTATAGGTTGTTGGTCGGTCTGACAATCCAGACAGTCGGCGATTGCAGGACTCAATGCCTTGCCATAGCGAACCAACACGGCTGGGGATTGGTGAGGAATTACCAGAGATGGCGCAAGCCTTTCAGCGGCAACCACATGAACCAGTCAATCCCCATGCGTATTGTCACTCAGGCTTTACAAATGTCACCTGAATGCCTGTGAGCAGTGGCGCACCATCTGCACCTGTGATTTCCTGCTTTGTGCTTTCCCGATACTTCTTTGGAAACCTTGCAGCCATTGATCTTGACCACAGTGTCGAATTCAGCCTATCGCTTTCTTTGTTCTCAACCATGTAAGCAGCGGCTTGTTCTTCCCACCATGCCTGCTCATAAGTCTTAGCATCGTCCAAGGCGTGTAGAAATTCTTCGTGAGCATCTCGCCATAAGTAAATGGTTCTAAGACTTACGTTAAGCTGATAACAGATTTGCTCAACAGATTTGCCGATGCGCCCTAAG